ACTCCTTCTCGCCAAGCCCCAGCGGCCAATTCTTTGACCTCTGCCGGAGTAAGGCACTTCAAAACTTCTAGTGCCTTATCATGGGTGAGGCCGTAATAATCCATTACGTTCTGTACGTCATCCTCAGTGCCTCTCTTGATCCATTTGGCAAACCTCTTCTTGGGGCGTACCGAATGTAGATAGAACGAGTACTGAAGCCTCACAGGAAGCCTGTGAGCGATGTTCATCTCATTGGCCAGAAACAATGTGTCCGGAAAATACGATAAAGATCGATTGATCAAAAACGGCTGATATACCTGCTCGTCATATTCATCGAGCATGATATCCTTTTTATCGCCATTGATCGAATTGAGGAAGTCGAATGGACCTATAGCCATTCAAGGTTTCCCATCATCTCGGTCAGGCCAGCCATTGTATTAATTTCATGGTCCATGACGAAGGATGATTTGTAATCGTATTCGTTGGCAATCAGGACAAGATTGTTAAGACACTCTGGCTTGACATCATCTCGTCTTTCCAATGATCGGAACACAGCCACCAGAACTTCGGCAGAATTCATATCAGAATTTCTTGCGACCCATGCTCTCAACTTGTCCCGATGCATATCCTTCATAATGGACAAAAGGTCATCGATATTAGATTGGCCGATGTCATCAAAGATACCATTATCAATCTTACCGCTGACCGAATACCGGAAGCACTCATTGATAATCTTCCGCCAGTCAGGCCGACCAGACTTCAGATGAATCTTGATCAATTGAGCGACAGACTTCTTGTCATAGACGATAGAGTTATCATCTAGGATCGTACACAAACGAGACATAAACGTCCCGGCCATTAGCTGAAGCTCTGAACCAGTGAAGCTGAAATCAATCGACGTGCATCGGGAATGCAATGCCGGGATGATTTGAGTCTTGTGGTTGCATGTGAAGATGAACCGGCAGTTGACCGAGAACTCTTCTAGAAAGCCACGCAAGGCATGCTGTGTTGCACTGGTAAGCTTGTCAGCCTCATCCATGATAACGATCTTGTACGGACAAGGCATCATGGACATACCAGATGCAAAATCACGCACAGTGGTTCTCAGAGTTTCGATATTGCCGTCTTCTGATCCATTGATAATCGTGTACTCGGCCTGAAGCTCTGTACACATAGCAATAGCGACAGTCGTCTTACCGACACCAGAGGCACCACTCAGCATCAGATGAGGAATGTTACCATCCTTGACCATATCGACGAAGGGTTGCTTCAATCGTGCTGGCAGGATCACATCAGCAATGCACTCTGGTCTATATTTTTCAGTCCAAAGCTCTCTCATTACTGGCCGGTAACCTCGTTGAACAGAGTTTCAAGCTCTTCGAACTCGGCACTCTCATTGGCAAAGTCCATAGCATGATAATGTTTGGCCAAGCGACGAAGGCGAGGCTTTGGCTGGCCAGTAGAGGCAGATAGATCGGTCAGGGCCTCGTTGATCAGTTCACGTTCGCCCTTGATACGGTCCATGGCCGCAGAGAGTTCGCGCATTGTGTTAGAAATCTTTTCTCGTTCAGTACTATTCATCAGTAGCTCCATCAAAGTGAGTTCCGCTAGCAGACATGCCAGCCCAGTATGTGATTGTTCCGTCACCCGGCTCTTCTCTGAATTCAGCAATTCCTGATTTTGACAGAGACACCGTATATGATCCGGTAGGGATATTCAGCATTTTATAATTGAATGCTGCCGAAAAGTCAAAGGGAGTTTGCATCTCGCCAAGATCGACCGAGAACGCATTTGAGGTTTCGTTGGTAGTTGAAACTTTCTCGACCACGCCTACGATATGTCCGGCCTCATGACGGAAGATGATGTTATCAATTCCCATAGTTCCGGCAGCGGCCTTAAGTTTCTTCAGATTGCCCTCAGAGATATAAAATTCAAGATCAACCGAAGGCAGAGTAATTCCAGATTTGGCAGATGCCTTTAGAACTGATGGTTGGGAGAATCTAAATCGAGCCTTGCCCTCAGGCGATACAAGATCGACACAGTTCTCGGCTTCCACGAAATTCAAATCAGCATCGGTGCCGACAAGATCGAGAATGTTAAGGAACATCTTAAGATCATTCACACCGAAGGTGATTGGAAATGTCTCACTGGTCTTCATCTGTGCGGCAAAGAACCCGGCAGCAGACTGGGTGAAGATTGAATTCCCCGGCTTGATAATAATGGAGCCGTTAATAGTCGCGAAATGCTTTAGTCTTTTTATTTCTTTTTCAGTCAGTTTCATCTGAACCCTCTTGTTGGTCGAACCATAGTAGAAAGATTATGTTGCAAATCGCATGGGCAAGGTGGCTCTTTCCACTTTCTGGATCACGCTTTTCACCGTCCTGCCATGCAGTGATATGTCTCATGGCGGCATCGTAATATCGAGTCTTTCCTTCTGGAACTCGCTTCCAGTTGTCATCTTCATATTTCTCCGCACCGAATGTGAGGATTTCTATGACCTCTCGGATAGGTCCAATGGGAAGAAGACTCCATCGAGCCTTCCCCCCATCAAACTTTCGGCCTGCTTTGTCCATTAAATCGCCGCTTGTTCTGCGGCTGCTGCATTGGAAACCGCAGTTGCAATCTCCACACCAGAAGCTTCCCAGAACGTACCCAGTGCTTCGGAAGCATCAGCGTCAAACCGAGAGATGCACAACTCGACAGACTTCTTCATATCCTTGAAGATAGAGAAGGTGTGAGTGATGTGGCACAGGCGGCGAGTTGTGATGACTTCATCAATACCGCCCTGATTGAATGCATCTCGGATTTGCTTTGCCCAGAGAACCATATGCTCAATGTTATTGACATTCTCATCCGTAGAAGGATCGAGGCCAAACTTCTTGAAGTGGTTCGAGACAATCTTCTTCTCGATTGCCGGAGAGGCAAATGGCTGATCGATGGTGATAGTGAAACGCTCAAGGAACGCATCATCGATAATCGAAGCCGCAATGTAGCGACCATCGTCAGAACCACGGCCCTTGGTATTCGATGTCGCAATGACATTGAAGCCCTTGGTAGGAGTGACGACTTCACCGGTCTTTTTGATCATGATTGCCTTACCTTCAAGCACGCCCTGAAGACACATGATCTTATTGGTACCACGGTCGATCTCATCAACCAGCAGGATAGCACCAGAGCGCATTGCTCGGACAACTGGACCTTCAACGAACTCGGTAACAGTCGCACCATTATATTCGGAAAGGCGCATACCACCAATCAAATCATCTTCGTCAGTCTCCGGAGAAATCTGAACCCGGACAAATTCACGCTTTGCACGGGCACATGCCTGTTCAACCATCATGGTCTTGCCGTTACCGGAGTGACCAGTGATGTACGTAGGGAACCACTCACCAGATGCAATGATTGTCGCAACATCTCGGCTGGCACCCCAGCGAACATAGGTACGATCAATGGAAGGCACATATGCGTTATCAGGATTGTACCGCTGGATAGACGTAGTGGACTTCATTGTTGAAGTAGTTGAAGCTGGCTTTTGGGCAGTCGCCATTGATAGAAGTTCCTCATTCACAGGCTCGGCGGAACCAAGAGTGTCATCTCGGTCCTGTAGGTTATCGAAAAATTGGGACAAGTCATAGACGCCCTTGTATGGCGATCCATCATCTTTCTTGGCCTGACAGGAAGTCAGGACTTCACGCACTCGGAAGAACGATACTCCGGCAGCCTCAAGAGCCTTGTTAATCTCACGACGACGATAGATGCCGTCATTGTTAGCAGGCAGAGAGTCGATGAAGGTTTGAAATTCTTCGATTGGTTTCACGGTAGTTGTCATAATAAATCCTGTTCTCTAAGAAGATTGATGTCGATAGGGCACAATACCAAACTGATTTGAAATTGTAAACCCCTATCGACAGTTTTTTTTCACTATTTGGTAGACAGTTCTTTTGCCAGCCGTTTGACCATTGACCGAGATGCAGCTTTCGCAACAGAATTCTCGACCACAGACAAGCTCTTATTGGTATTATACGTCATATTGTGAGGAAGCAAGAAATATTGATCATGGCCCTTACGGTTAATCTCAACATATCCCTTCATCTCAAATGATGTTTTAAGCTCCTCACTGCTCATACCTCTGGCCAGATGAGTTCCGCCAATGAAATAACCAATAACCTTGGAATACTTTTGAATTTCTTCCAAGATGGAAATTTCATAACCATCCATATATTGAGTACGATCTGTATGATGCTGAAGTTTATGCACATCATATCCCACCCATTCAAACAACAGAGACTGCTCATTACGAGTACGACCGCCACTGTGACTGGTTTCACCAGTACAGATACTACCGTTCCCCATGCCATCAGTCAGGATCATCGTATTCATGATCTCAACGTCATACTTGTCCTTGAAGTCTCTCACAATCATATACAGTGCGATGTAAGATTCCACAAGTGGAGTACAGTGCATACGGTTCAGTTGATGCGAAACAATATACGACACGTAACGAGTATCATAGTCAAGGGACCGGAGAATCAAAGCACGACGAGATACTTCATAGTCCGATTTTGGAGCCTTACTATCCATGATCTGGATAACTTTGGCACCACCATATCGAACATCCTTCGGAGTTGCCTGTGGCGAGCCATACGAACCATAGCCGTCAGTGAAATGATACACTTCAAGCGGGATATCAACACGGCGGCAGAATTCGGCCAGTGTGTAGATTTCCTTGCAAAGCGCTTGGATAGTACCGTTCATCGACGATGAATTGTCGAGGAGGATAACCAGCCCGTGGTTCTTTTCATTGTTGACGATCATGCCATTCTTGAAAAGATTTTCACTGAAACGATAGTTCGACAATTGAAGAGGATCAAGCTTCCCGGTTCTCGTAATCTGAGTACGCTTCTGCGCATGGGCAGCTTTCTTCATTTCAAATTGAGACACCATTGCCTGAATATATGGCTTACGGCTCTTGATGAAGTCTCCGATTTTCTGTTCAATCTTCGGCAGTTCGTGTGAAGTTTTGGTATCACACAGCTTCACGATAGCTCTCATCTCATTAGCATACTCTTTATTGCTGACAATTGGAGCCTGCTTACGGGAAGTTCGAGCCAGACCACAGGAACTCTTATCAGAGACTGTTGAATAGTCTCTTTGAGTTGTGACCATTGCGTTTGGATCAGTGGGCTGACCAGTCGGAACTTGGGTATCTTTCTTCTCACCGTCCTGCTCACGTTGGCCAGCAGTTCCGCCAGAAGAATCAGTCACGTCTGGGGCGTTCTCAGGTTGATCTTCTGGCTCATCACCTTCACCATCACCGTCCTGATCGTCCTGATCGCCATCTTGGTCACCGTCTTGGTCATCATTACGATCACCACCTTGGTCATCCTGATCACCGTCTTGAGGCTTACCCTTGCCTTTACCCTTGCCCTTGTTCTGGTCATCAGACTCTTCGCCTTCATCACCTTTACCTTCGCCTTCGCCAGAGTCGTCCTTATCATCTGGGTTTGACTCACCCTTGCCTTTGCCCTTGTTCTGGTCATCAGACTCTTCGCCTTCATCACCTTTACCTTTACCTTCGGACTCTTGAGATTGACGCTCTTGAGGCGGCTCATTGAGGAAGTCAAGAATCTCCTTACCAACCTCAAGGCTTTCCTTCCAAGAAGAAACTGACAGGGCCTTGTCGCGAAGAACCATTTCCTCATCGCTGAAGTAGATATCACCAGCCCGGCTTCCAAACTTGGAATACAGGTTAATTCGATCCATCAGGTGGAGCATCGAAAGATCAGTATCCTCATCAACGCCGTAGAAACCACGGC